AATTAGCTTGAGTAAAACCCGCTGGGAATGTTAACGCTGTAAGGAGAGCAAAGTTATTGTTATCGATTGGATAAACAAAATAAACTCTACAAGCAGTTAAAGAAGATGGGAATGTGTTTCCTGGTGGATTATAGAACCACAAGGAATCTCCTAAATTATAACCATGTCCTGGAACATTAAAGCAAGATACTCTAATGTTAGGAACGATGTTGGCAGTAGTTCCTGGGTTATCTGCGAAAGAAATTAGTTGACCGTGAGTAATATTAGCATTAATGTTAGCACTAATCTGAACAACAATATTATTGTTTACATCAGGAACGCTTACTGTGTTAACAACAGCTCCTGCAGCAATACCTGTTCCACTAACAAGCATACCTGCATAAATTGGACGATCGTATAAATTTGTCTTAAATGTCAGTGAGTTTGTTGTACCAGAAGCTCTAGTTCCTCCAGAAAAACCAGATAAGTTTAATGATCTAGTTTCTATGTATGGAGAAACAGTAATTGAAGCATTCTTATCATAACTCGAACCAGAATCTATTGTTGAGATAGAAGAAACAGTAGAACCAGTAACAGTTGTTGAGAACACAGCTGGAGCAGCTGAAATTCTTTGAGCAGTTCCAGTTCCCGCTGTTGTAATTGTGATTACATTAGTATTGTTTAACGCATCATTTCTTGTTGAATGTAGCTGTAATGTTGTTGATGATAAGACTCTAGCATATAAGGAATCACTACTAGCAATAAATACATGTCCTGGCAAGAATCTACCATTAACAGAGTTAAACGCACCAGATCCAATATTTGTAATTTTAATGTAAATACCACGCATAGCATTTACATAAGTTGTCGCTAATCTGAATGTGCTTGAGTCAATTCTAATGACGAAATAAGAAGTGCTATCAGTTAAGCCACCAATAGTCGCTAGAGCTGGAGAGTTAGCATTTACTGTTCCAGTTGCAGTAACAACTCTTCTGTAGTAAACTCTGTCGCCTGTAACAAATCCATGATTGTCTGTTCTAATAGTACTTCTTGCTGAAGAGATAGATGCGGCATGCCAAGCAGTTGTCGCTGCAAAATTAATACCAGTAGATAGAGGAAATGGAAACTCCAACACAACTTGTAATAAAGTTCCTGTGATGCTGAAAGAACTAATTGTTGTTCCCTCTGGGAGTAATAATGTTGGAGCAGTTGTTGTAGTTGAACTAATTGAAAATACTCTAATTTCCATACCAGGTTCAATTCTACCATAATATGAAGATGTGTCCATAGATAACAACGCAGTAGTTTGTCCTGTAGAGGCACCTTGGAAACTAGCACCAGTACCGAATGCTGATGGTGAATAACCAACTGTTCCTTCAGTTACTGATTGTTCTCCCATAAACAAATTACTAGAAACGTATCTATGCGGATCTCTAATTAAAGATGTGCTACCAACAAGAGAAGCTACAGCAGCTCCTTCCATATGATACTCAACACGATCGCCAGTAACAAATGTGTGCGCAGCAGTAGTTATTCTACCAGCATTTGCTCCAGTTCCAACAACAACACCTGTTGCTGTTGCGTTAAATGTTACAGAGTTTACGGTAGGAAATACTGCTGTTGACACGAAAACAGGAGTAGCTACTGGATTTGACACATAACCAGCACCACCATTAACAATTCTTGCTGATGAAATCGGAGCATTAATATCTGTGTTTAAATTTGTGTTGTCCCAATACAGTGCGCCTTTACCAACAAATCTATATGGTGTAACTGATGTAATTCTGTAATCTAAAACAGATTCCGCAATAGATGTTGAATTTGTTGCTTTCTCGTTTGTTGTAGTATCGTCAACATTAAAATTATTGATCGGAATATCTTGACGATAGATAGCAACAGTGTTTAAGAAATAGAATGGTGTGTTTAATGAGAATCCATGTGGGAACTTAGTCTTAACGATTAAGTGTGATGGATTAAGACCATTTGTTTCAATATCAGAAACAGTAATTTGAGAACCGAAGTAGAAAGCTCCAGGGATAACTGCAGTATAAACTGTTGACAGTTCTAGCGTATTAAGCGGAGCAAAGGTTAACTGATATGTAAATTGATTTACGCTAATAACAGAAGTTACAATATAACCACCCTCAAATTGAGAGTTTGATAAACCAGTAATTTCAAAAGGAGAACCTGCGGTCAAACCGTGCGCTGGTGCACTAACTAAAACAGTAGTTGAACCTTGAGTAGCTTGTACTGAGGATACAGAAATTGCATTGGCGCCATTCTTAGAATAGAATGATGGGACATTATTAACAAGTTTTAATGTTTCCCACTTAGTAGTCTGAAGACCATATTCGAAGTCAGTATCGATAAGGTTTTCTGGTTGTGAAATACGCAGCTTAGAAACAGGATCAATAAATGGATCTTCTGGACGAATTTCTGTAGATTCATTCTCGACAAGAATTTGGAGAATGTCTGTGTTTACAACATTAAGCGCAGCTAGAGAAAGTCTGAATACGAATTTAGTTTCATTCGTATCTACATTATACTCTCTAGTAAGAACACCAGAACCTTCGTCAGCAAAGTTATAGATAATTCTGTTTGTAGTTACATCTGTGATGAGTAATAATCTTTGTAGAAGAATATTGCCATTAATGTAAATAGCATTATTATCTCTATCAATTCTAAAGCCTGTTGCTAATAGTTTCTTAGCCATTTATTTCCTCTGTTCCAAAAAGTTATGCTAATGCAACTGCAAGCGCAATTTGTAATGATTGTGGGTTGACTGAATCCCAGCCAGCCCCATTGTATACTTCTAGTTTTCTTACGGTTTCATTAAAGCGAACCTGCCCAGCCTCTGGGCTACCAGTTCTTTGAGCAGTAGTTCCACCTGGGAAATCTACAACGTCACCTTGCAGTTTAATATTAGACTGTAGAGAAGATGATTTGATTTTACTGACTGCCATGTTTTCCCCTGAAGATAGTATTATTTAGCCGATATATATGTAAAACTTAGGTTCATAAATGAAGAATTAGTAAGAGCAGTATGAGTTAATGGAACCCACCTTCCTGTTAGCAAGTTAGTATAACCCAGTTTTATTGTGTTTGAAGATTGAGGGATAACAGCAATTGCTGGTCCAAATTGTTCAGTGGTTTCATCAAAATTAAAGGAAAAAGATTGTTGAGTAACACCATAAGATTGATACGGTAATCCAATAATCGTTAATTCTCCAAGAGAGACACCAAATTGAATCAAACGAATTTGAATATTTGCTGTTACTATTCTACCTGTTTTTATATATTGACCAATATTATTTAGATATATTAATCCAGAAGCTGCGCCACCAATTTTAAGCTGAGGAGTAAATGCTCCAACTTCTTCATTGACATTTCTACTTACTGTGCTAAACCCTAGATGTTGAATAACAACTTTCTGACCAGCACTTCTTGGAGTAACGAACTCAATAGAATCAGAACTACCTAGTGTAGAAACTGCTGTTGCTGCTTGAAGAGGGACATCTCCAACCTGTGGTGTAATAACAACTATTGGGGAAGTACCATAACCAGAACCTTGATTAACAACAGCAATGCTTGCAATGCTATAACCAAGTCTAGCTGTTGCTGCTGCTCCTGCTCCATTACCACCAGAGAAAGAAACTGAAGGAACACTTGTATAGGAAGAACCTAAGTTTATAACAGAGACTGCAGCAACAGCTCTACCTAAAGTTGGAACAGCTGTAGCAGTAGTAGTATTTGAATCTCCAGCTTGGGGTGTTATTGTTACAGCTGTACTTAAATTATATCCAGAGCCAGCAGTATTAACTGCGATACTTGCTATACCGAATCCAAGAACTGCTGTCGCTGCTGCTCCAGAACCGCCACCATCTGAGAAAGAAATAGTTGGAGCAGAAGTATATCCAGAACCAGCTATTAATACTGCTAAAGATTTTACTGAACCTGTCGCTGCTAAATTAGCTGTCGCTGCTGCTCCAGAACCGCTACCACCTGAGAAAGAAATAGTTGGAGCAGAAGTATAACCAGAGCCATTATTTGTAATAGTTATAGAATCTACAGCAAAACCAAGAACTGCTGTCGCTGCTGCTCCAGAACCACTACCACCTGAGAAAGAAATAGTTGGAGCAGAAGTATATCCAGAACCAGCATTAGTTATTGTTAAAGAAGCAACAGCAAACCCAAGAGTTGCTGATGCTGTTGCTCCAGAACCAGAACCACCAGAAATCGTTACAGTTGGCGCTGATGTATATCCAGATCCTGCTGCAGTTATACTAATAGAACCTACAGCAAACCCAAGAGTTGCTGATGCGACTGCTCCAGTAGTAGCAGCTTGCGCACCAGTATCTGTTATAACTACATTTGGAGCTGACGTATAACCAGAACCACCTGCTGTTACATCTAGACTTGCTAATGTGTATCCTAATACTGCTGTAGCCGCAGCTGCAGTACCATCACCAGTAATATCTATATTTGGAGCTGACGTATAACCAGAACCTGCTGATGTTACATTAATAGAAGCAACTGAGTAACCAATCACCGCAGTGCTGGTAGCAGTATTAGTAATAGTGTCTCCAGGGAATGGTGTTATAACTACGTTTGCTGTTGAATAACCAGAACCAGCATTTGTTACAGTAATCGCTGTAATGGTTCCACCAGAAACTGTTGCTGTTGCTGTTGCACCAGTTCCAGTTCCACCAAATGTGATAGTTGGTGCATTAGTATAACCAGCACCACCGTTAGTAATATTTACTTGTTTAATACCACCTGTTGCTGACAATAATGCAGTAGCAGTAGCCCCAGAACCACTTGCTCCTGAGAATGTAACAGTAGGCGCATTTTCATAGTTTGAGCCACCATTAGTTACATTAATTCTTTTTACATTAGCAGTTGCTGATAATGATGCAGTAGCAGTAGCTCCTAAACCACTACCACCTGTGAATGAAATTGTTGGGGTTGATTCATAACCAGCGCCAACATTAGATAAAGATAAAGATTTTACTGCGCCTGCAGTTGCTAAAATAGCATCAGCAGTAGTTCCAGAGCCATTACCACCAGAAAAAGAAACAGATGGAGCAGCTTCATATAGTGTTCCACCACTAGTAACAGTCGCTGAGACAACACCACCAGAAGTTGCTAGTGTTGCTGTCGCTGCTGCTTCAGAACCGCTACCACCTGAGAAAGAAATAGTTGGAGCAACAGTATATCCAGAACCACCACTACTTAACGATAGTGTTTTTAGAGAACCAGCAGATGCTAATACTGCTGTAGCTGCAACATTAGATCCATTACCACCAGTAAATGAGATAGATGGAGCAGATGTATAACCAGAACCACCATTATCAACTGTTGCTGTATCTACAGTAAATCCTAAAACAGAAACGATTGATGCTCCTTCTCCCCCACCCCCTGATAAATTTACAGTTGGTGGTGTTGAATATCCAGAACCAGCATTACTTAAAGATACTGATTTAATAGAACCAGTTGAAGTTAAAGATGCAGTTGCAGTTGCGCTTGATCCGCCACCACCAGTGAATGTAATAGAAGGAGCTTGCGTATAATTTGCGCCAGGATTTGTTACAGTTACTAAAGCAATTTTACCTGTGTTTGCTAGAGTTGCTACTGCTTCTGCACCTTCACCAGCGCCACCATTAATTGTTACATCAGGAGCTACAGTATAATTATCACCACCAGCAGTTACTGTTATTCCCTTTACGATACCAGTAGTTCCTAGAGTAGCATTAGCTGTTGCTCCAGATCCATTACCAGTAAAAGAAATAGCAGGTGTTAATTCGTATCCAATACCAGGATTTATTATGCTTACAGATTTTACAGAACCAGTCGTCGCTAATGTATAGTCTTCAACAGGTGTTTTAAACTCACCATTAACTGTTACTAATAAGGTGTTAATATAACTTTCTGGTTGCGATAATGAGAAAGAAATTTGATTATTTGTTGCAGTATGTTTATCAATTACAAAATTTCTTAGATTTTCTGAGAGGCTATCTGGAGTTACTGATCCTGCAGAAGGAACTAAGTTATACGTAGAGCCACCAAGATTGATTGAATAAATTACTGCACCAATATCGGGAACACTAGTAAATTGTAATCCATAATAATACAAAATTTGTATTGAATCAACAAAACCAGTAGCAATAAGTGCAGTATTTTGAGAATCGATTCTAGTGCCACTGGCTATAAAATCCGCTGATGATGTTTGTAGAATATCAACATAGCCACTGTTCTGCACGTAGTTGACAATTATACCAGAGGCTGCTGTTGTTGACTGTGTAATAATTTTGTTTATTTCAAAATCATTAATCTGACCAGTTAGCATTAGTCGTTTAAGAGTTACTATTTTATATGCATCGTCTGGCTGTTGAGGAACATTCTCAACAAAAACTGTAACATTACTTGTGTAACCACCAGGAACAGGGTCAGACAGTAAAAATGTTTGCTGGACTCCGTCGCCCCTAAATTCGTCTCTAGGTCTTGCGCCCGAAGAAACATCAGCAACTGAATTTCCGATATATGCCATTATACATCCTCTAGGATTGAAACGATTGCATCAAGTGATGCTGCTATACTAGATTTAATTTTAAGAGTATCTCCAGCTTCAAGTACGATCTTCTGACCTGAAATAACTTGAAGAGCTGAACCAACTGGAACTGGAGCACCCTTTACCACATAATAATCTAAAGCAGATTTTGTGATGTAAACATCAGTAGTCACTGATCCGTTAGTTGTGTTGCAAACATCTAGCTCAATGATAATTGACTTTAAACCAGTAGGAACTGTATAAAGAGTTTCAGCGCTTGACCCTACATTTCTTCTTAATTGATTTTTAAATACGTTTGCCATGTTTTATTATCCTAGAGCAATGGTGATTGCGATTGAAAACTGACGACCAGAATTAACAGCAGCTACCAAGTTTGTTTGTGGGTCAAGTAGCGCATTTAGATCGCCAATTTTGACTTCTTGATTATTAGTCCTATCAATCGTTTCGTTTGTTTTAATACGCCACTGATCGAAGTTATCAGTTTGCGGTACGGTGGGGATTGGAGTTGACTGATATGGTAGAGCCATTATTCTTTCCTGTCTATTAGAATTTGTAACATTTGTTTAATGTTGTCAATGTCGTTCTTCATATTATTTATTTCACAATTTAAAGTGCCAATTGATTCAGACATTGCAGCTTTCTCAACCACATTCTTTCTGGATATAGTCATAATTCTCTTATGTTCTAGATATCTCTTTGTGTCAACATTGATCACTGACCCAGTTCTTAGATCTTTTACTAGGTCAGGTCTCTTATCAATTTTAGCAATTTTTTCCATTATGAGTGTGCGATTAATCTTAATTTTTTAACTCGAGGCACTTTACTTGGATCTGAAGACTTCATAATGATTTTAATAATTGCGCTTGTGAACGGTGTTATATCTTGAACGTCAATTGTTTGTTCAGAGAAAACATCTAGCGCATCGTTAGAAGCTGTAGTAAATCCTGTATCAATGTAATTTAGGGTATTTGGATCAGTTCCTGATGTCCATGCCTTATAATAAACTTTGAGATTAGTAAATTGTGGAATATTACTATCAAACAGAATCTTTAACGAGTCAGCTGGATTTGAAAGAACCAGAGGACGTGTAATATAATTTGCATAGTTAGAAGTTCCTGTAGGAGCCCAGTCTTCAACAAATTTTTCTAATTGATCAATTCTCCAGTTAGGTGCATTTTTTCTGATATAATACTCAGTTGAAACACCACTAATAGAGAAAGAAGGATTAGTAGCCAACACTAAAGAAGTTTCGCTGTTTAAATTTGCTACAGTTCCAATAATTGTTCCAGTCACTCCACCAGTAAAAGCATTACCACCAAAACTTTGTGTAGTAATCACATCACCAGCTGATACTTGATTCAAGAAAGCTGTTCCCGAACCAGTAACAGTAGTGCTTGCGCTACTTGTGTTAGTAATATATCCAGCACCCTTAAAGTACAGATAATCATTTACCATATCAATAGTGCAAGAAGTAACTCCTTGTGGGAAAGTAAATGCTGGCGAAACCGTTAGAGTAACAATATCATCTTCAGCATTACCAATGTTTACTGTTGTATCAGTAGAAGTTACTACAGTATAAACAAGATATTTTCCATTAATTCCTGAAATCATATTAGAAAGGTAAATATACTTACCCTGCTTCGCAAGAGCCAACAGATTATCTGCAGTATCAATATTAGTTGTTATAATACCATAACCACCAGAGTTAGAAAAGGATAGTTTCGCTTCAGGTGTTCCGATAGTAAAGCTGGTTGCTGGATCAGTAGAAACTGCAACTGTTGATGCTCCCGCTAGAGATTCTAACTCAACCAATGTATTACCGAGCGTATATCCGTTATCTGTTCCTGTTACTTGAGCAACTTTACCAATCAACTGATTCTGAGTATTATATAATAATGTTCCAACAGGAGTTTCCGTAGTAAACGATGTTCCGATACCAAAAACATACTTACTTCTAACTAGGAATTGATCCCCAGATATAGTTGCTGGAGTTATTGTATTAATTGTTAAATCGCTAGCAGTGACTGCAGTAACAGTACCAATTAGAACTGGAGTTGGAGCAGTTGTATAAATCTCATCACTAACTCTTAGACGTTTCCATGGCGCTGAAGTTTGCGCTGTTCCTGTTCCGTCCCAACGATATGTTGTTCCTGGTGCAGTATAGGTTCTTGAGCTGGTGGTTGATGTCGCAGGTCCCAATGTTAGGTTGCCGCCAAATAAGTTAGTGTAATGGAATGCTCCGATTGTTCCTGTTGCTGGTTCAGCGTCGATGTCGGAATCTGTTACATCGTTTGCTCTTAATAGAGATCTATTATCAACACCGATAACATTAGTTTCTGATTCAACAGGATCGTTAATTAAGTTTCTAATCGCAAAAACTGAAAGTCTTTGCAAATCAATAACAGGAGAGACATTAACATTGTTTGAAGTTATCTTCGCTCTTACAGAAACTGAAGGACGAACTAGTCCAGTAGCAGAAGATAAGACTGCTTCGTTCTCATAAGATCTAATAATCTTTCTTGAGTTAAATGTAAAATTACTATTTTCAGTTATTGATTGGAATCCACTTGGTGTTCCATCAGTATCAATTGCCTGAACCTCAAACTTTAACTCTGTATCTACAGGAACTACGTTATCGCTCTTTAAGAACAGATAATCAACGATTAATTGTCTCGAGCAGGTAATGCCACTTCCACCATAATCGCCCTTAACAAACTGATCTAAAATCTGCTGAACAGTTGTTTCTGTTCCAGCTTCTCCAGTAATTAATATGTTTGGTTGAGATTCACCAGTCTGAGGATTAATATAATCATCAGTAGTTTGTAATTTAAAGCAGAAAGAATCTTGGTCAATACCTTCAGCTAAAACAACTTGTCCACCATTTAATAAATTGGCTGGAATACCAAACGACTGTGACTTAGTTCCGTAATATCTTGTTAATTCTAATGTATCTGTAATATATTCTTGTATACCATCAATCATAACAACATCACCAGCACCAAATCCGTGTCTTGGCGCTCTTACTCTGATGATGTCAGAACCTGGAGTAATCTCAAATGGATTATCTCTAAGATTCATTATCTTAGGTGGTAATGCTTTTAGATCAACTTGAGCGATTGTGCTATTATCAAACTCAGCTTGATACATTCTGAATTTCATATCGAACAGTGGATTAATTTCAAATTCTTTACTGTTTTGTGACAGATATAGAGAACCAGTTAGTGGTTGATTGGTAACAATATTTCCTGTCAATATATCTGATTTTCCAAGTTCAGATATAAAGACTTGACATCCTGGCTCGTCAGTCTTAACGATTAGAGCATAGTTTTCGTTGTCAACCAAATAAATTGGAGATCTAAACTTAAAGTTTGTAGCGACGCTTCCGTTATCAGAAACATTAATCTCTGAAGGATTCTTTGTGGTTTCAGAGAATGGTAATATCTTAGTAGAAGGAACACCATTGTCAGTTGTTCTTAGTTCAACTGTAACTGGACGATTACCAGCTTCTGAGAAGTACAGATCCACTGATGTGATAAACATACCACCAACAGACTGAACAACAAATGTCTGCGCTAGTGGGTCATGACCACGTCTTGGTTGACGAACTTGTAGCACACGCTGCGAATTTGTAACACGACGAACAGGGATAGATTCAAAAACACGATCTTGTACAAAGTTAGCTTGACGACTATTAACAATGGTTCTTTCTCTTGAGAGAGTAACACCTGTTGAATAGTAGGTTGCTTCACCCTTAGAGTCAAAATCAGCATCGCTGTTAGAAATATTGTCAGTTAATCTAAATGCACGTTCGCCAGTTCTGAATCTAATGGTATCTGTGTTTGGAAGATTAAATACACCAGCTGTCGCACCAGTCCCGTCAGTTCTTACTGCATCGCCTCTAACTTTCATAACAGGTAGAGAACCAACTGTTGACAACCCATTAATAGAAGTAAGTGTTACTTGGTTTCTAGCAGAGTTATCAAAAACTAAAGTTCCAGTTAGATTTTCTCCAATAGAAAATCCGTTTCTAATGTTAGAAATATGAATATCTTGTGTAACTGGACCGTTTGCATCGCTAGCTGTAATTATACCAGCATAAATTACTACACCAGTAGCTTGTAATCTTCTTAGATAACCACCATCAGCACCAGCATATGCACTCGATCTATCGTAAGAACTAAATGCTCTAATTCTAGATCCGTCTAAATTTGTTAAGGTAATAGTAGTGCCACTTATCGCAGCAATTTTAAAAATTCTGTTGTTAATTTCACTAGAAGTTCCTACGTTATATGTTCTAATAGTAGTCTGATCATTTATTTTCTCAGTAACAGTTCTTGTTAAATTTAAAACTCTACCAGGAGCCAAGTTATATAAAGAAACATGGTGGCCAACTCTTAGTCCAGTTATATTATTAACAGTCAATGTAAACTGAGTTGCTCCTTCTTGATCAGTAATATGACTAATGGTTTGAATGACTACTGGAGTGTGTTCATCATTAGTAAGAACATCACCAACTTGGAAAGCAGGTTCAGCCTGACCTTCATATGTTCTTATTACGTCAGTAGCAACAACTCTATTTCTTGTTTCTTCAGTGTCAAAGATCATAAATGTTGCACCAGACAGTCTTGTTACTCTAAAGATATCTGCTGGTTGACAGAAAGAAGAAACTGCTTCGTTATCAAAGAATGTGTAGAATTTTGAACTTGGTTTTAAGTTCTTAGCGACAAAAACAATAGGTCTTGCACGCATATACTCAGCAAAAGAAATATCGACAACTCTGTCGCCATAATCTTGCTGGTTAATTGTGCTTGTTAGAGAAGTTTGGATACCGTCTCTTGACTGAACTCCAGTATCAACAGTTGTTAAGTTTTGAAGTTGCGTATTTCCTTGCCAGAAAGCTGGACCAGCATCGGTTGTGCTACCTGTCCATTGAGTCACCCATGCATTCCACTGTGTTCCTGTTACACCAAGCTGTTCAGCCATAAAGCGAATAGCATCAAAGTTATTATCATCTTGAACTAAAAGGTCTGGTCTGCGATCTGTATCTTTCCAGTTGTCGCCTTCTGGAGTTAATAATACTTCACCTTTAAACGCACCAATCTTATATGGGTTTACGTCAATAGTTCTTGTTCCATATGGGTTAAAGATTGATAATACTTCATCATATGGAAGAGTTATAATATCGCCTTCTTTTCTATATGAAGATGCAAATCTTTGGTCTGATGAAATAATGTCTTCAACAATATCCACAGCATCAGTAAAGTGCATAGGGCGAAGTTCTTGTTTTTTTGAATCTACAGCAATTCTGTAGTCAACATTAACTACATCACCAATACCATGACCAGTAAACTGATCAACAATAAAACCATTCTTAAACCTATCAAGACCAGTAACATTGTCTTTAATTGGGAATGCTTCTGTTTCTGTTTCTAATAGAGTTAGCGAAACATAATATTCTAGATTTTGAATTCTTCTTTCTAGAGCAGCAATATCTTTCATCGTATAACGACGATTGTCTCTCTGGAATACGCGAACATCATTAGCTGTTTTTGTATATGCTGGCACGTAAACAGAAGCAAGAACCATACCCTCAACAGGGTCTCTTGGTTCTACTGGATCTCTAGCTGGTGTACCAACAATAACATTAAAACGACCAATTGAATCTAAAACAAGTTTATCCCATCTTGGTAAATAATACGCAATACTTGTGTTGAATCCCTCACCAATCTTAGGAAGCTCTGGTGTAAATCCATTAGCTCCAGAAATTACTGGACGATAATCAATTACATCATGTAAGAAAACAGTCTCAGTTACACCGTTTGACTTCTTAACTGGGAAAGAAGGAATATCTTCATATCCAAAATTATTATCTGTATTAGCGATTGAGGCTGAGTAAGAATCAACTGAGAAATAATTGCCCGTACCAGTATGGTTAAAGTAATCGTATATAATTTTTACTGCGCCAGCTGGCGGTGCTGTGCTTGGCTTTAAGGTAAGAACAGCTTGCTGATAATGTGTTGGTCTTTGACCATCATCAAATACATATTTGTCAAGAACACTTACAGAGTTAGTCTCAACATAAGTGTCATAATTTCCTGGATTAACTTTAATATCTTTAATGCGTAAAACATCAGCATGAGTTAATGTGAAAGAAAGTTCGCTTACGTTCTTTCTTCCAGTAATAATTTGACTGTGATTTGTTATTAATGTTTTTGTTTTTTCGCCAGCAGTCGCACCAGTTTGTAGAATGCTAGTAACAAGTTTATATTCTCTACCTGCTGTAAGAGCAGGTGATACATTACTGATTGTTAATAATTTCTGCGAACCATCAAGTGTTAAGTTCGAAGACGTTATTGGAACAATCGCTTTTGTGTTTGTATCAATTAATGTGTAGTTCTCTAGATCTTGTGTAGACTGGAAAAATTCAGTAGGAGATGCAAGAGTAAATGCCCAAACAATATTTGCGCCTTCTTGCGCTGCGGTTGCTGAGATTATTCTTCTTACTGTGTGTTGACTAGATTTAATTGTGTCGTTACCAGAAGAATCTTGACCTCTTAGTGTTTTAATTGTGTCGAATGCAGATCTATAAACTAGATAATTATAATTTGGCTCTCTTATTATTGATCTCGCCACACCAACTACACCACTCTTAGCGCCAGAAGCCCCAACAGAGCTTGCTAATGTTATTGATGTGTTGCTTTCAACTGTCGAAACTACACCAACTTGTGTTCCGTCAATGTATAGAACATCACCAACAGCGACTTGTTCAGTAAATACTGAACCAACACCAGTAACAGATGTTGCATTATTTGCAACGCTTGCTGATCCAACTATTACTAACTGAGTCTCTACAATATCAGCAGTAAATATTCCAGAACTTCCAGTTGCTAGAGATAAAGATTTAACGTCTTTCTCAAAATTATAATTTGCGAATGTTGATGGATTAACATCCATCTTAATTTCGAATAAACCAAGTTTATATTGAGTCGCATCAGCGCCAGTGTAATCACCAGAATGTAACTGAAAAGCATTAACTCTAGCAGTACCAACTTTAAAAGAAGTTGAAGGTGGAACACCATCAGTAAGAGTAGATCCATTTGGTGGTGTTCTACTAACTGAATATAGATTAATAATTGGGAATGTAGTTAACTCTGGGAACGAATGAACATTGTTTATTAAAATGTAGTTTCCAACTGGGGTTTGAATTGGATAATCATCTTCTCTTACAATATGACCACCCTCATCGCCAGTAAGAGTGTTCTCTCTTGCTTTTCTAAAATCTACATATTGTGTAGAAGTTGCCTCAATCTCAAATCCTTGAATATACGCTTTTCCTGGATCAACGCTAATTACAAACTTATCATCATCGCCGTAAGTTTGACCTTGAATAGCGTCTCCGAACTGTGGAAGAGGAGGATATACACCAGTTCCATTTTTGTTTAAGTGTTCTCTGGATGCTAACTTAAACTTTTTAACTTCATAGTTACCAGATTCGTCATATGTTCTTCTTGCTAATGTTTTTTCTAATTCAGCATATGAAGACTTAGTAATAATGTTTTGAACCCTACCATTCTTAACACGTAGAAGTTCAATAAATTTAATTTCGTCTGTAGAATCTAAAGGAAGTTTTACTAGGTTTAGTTCAACTCTGTAACGATGAGCGCCTGGAGCAGCAAAGTTCGTTGTTCCTTGAGCATTATCTGCAAGTAGTGGTTCTTCTTCTGGAGTTACGACAGATTCAACAATTTTAAACCCAACTCTGAATGATGGGTTCTGTGTAAAACGACCAACATAAAGGTGCATCTCTGGGTTTCTAACAAAGAAACCATCAATGTAATAGATACCTTCTTTAACTTCAACAGCAAATCCATAACCAAGAACGTCGGTTTGTGAATTATTAGTATAGGTTGTTGCATTAGATCCGCCATCACCAAAAGAGCGGATATTAACATAGATATCCGCTTGTTGATTTTCTGTTAGGCGATAGTTTTTTTCAATAGTATTGTCAGCAGCATATGCAACTATAGTTTCGCCTGGAACAAAACGCTTAGTTACTTCGTCTGTTCCAGTCTGTTCAATTTTGTAATAGAAAGTAGGAATGTCACGCTCAGTTGGATCAATACAATCACAATTAGATGTATCAATAACAAGAGCTTTAACACCAGAAGTCAAACCAGTAATAATTTTATTTCTAAACTGCAGAATGTATGATGATACAGTCTGGTTAATATAAAGGTTCTCTAGTTTTGCAAAATGAATCAGCGAGTCGTGGTTAACACTACCTGGGATAACTTGAGATCCATTCTTAAACATATGATCACCAAATCTGGTGATTTGTCTTTGTAGAATAGTCTGAAGTTGTGTAAGTTCTCTAGCCTGAACTGCATATCCAGGTCTAAAAAGAACTCTTAGATAATTATCATCATCGCTGTAATCATCATAATATGGTGCAACATTAAAGTTAATAGCCATTCTGTCTCTCTTCTAAAAGAAATTATACTCTATTCTTTTATTTATTTTACATTTCAACGATGATTTTAATATCTTCAATTTGATCACCTGCGCGATTAATTGGGCGACGATTTTCGACATAGATAATATCACCGCTGTCTGAGTTAACATCTGGATCTGCAATAGAAAGAATAGTTCCCTGTGCAGTAGTTGTTGCGCCTACAATAGTTTCTCCAGCTTGGAATAATCTACCAGTTGTTGGATCAGGAACACCAAGAGTTGTTCCATCTGTTTTAGTTTGAATATAGCGCAGAGTTTTAGGTGTTGAACCAGTGTTTAGAGAAACGATTCTTCCTCTTGCGCCACTTGTTTGACCCTTAACTTCTTCATCAATCGCAAATGTTCCACTAACAGCAGAATACGAAATAATTCTGTTCGAAATTAAAGTAGCTTGTGTTGCTACGTTACCTGTACCAAAGTTGGTTGGATCACGAACTAAGCTAATACGACGATAGTCATTGTCAACAGGGAAATCTCCAGCACCATCATCATATTCTAGACGGACGTTCATCATTACATAGAAACCACCAAGTTCTTCAACTGCGTCAAAACCATGACCACCCTTTGGTGAAATAATAGCACTAGCAGTAGCATTATCAGTGCCTGTTGTTGGAGCGCCAATAGTTACACGAGCCCATGTATATCCAGAACCTGGAGTGTTAATAGTAATTTGTCTGATACTATTAGTAGAACCGTCAACAACTGCTGTTGCTGTTGCGCCTATACCATCCCCAACAATTGAAACTACTGGGATACCAACATAGTTTGAGCCAAATGTATCAACCTTAATATGCTCAATCGCACCATCTACAGCTGCTTGTTCAACTAGATACTGTTTATAGTATGAATCAGTAGATCCTGGGTTTATTCCTAAAGTTTTAACTGGAACGAAATCTGTAGAAACGAATTTAAGAACATCAGCTGGAGCAATAGTGTACATATATTTCCAAACGTATCCGTCTGGAGTTGTGATCTTAGTTGTTTCTGTGCCTGTTGGTTTAAATGTAGAAGCAACAACTGAACCATTACTTGTATTCTTGATACATTTATATACGTTATATTCATCAGTAACTACATAAAAGTTTGCATCATATAAAGATGCTGGTAACGAAGGTGCTCCAGAGTCAATGTTAACACCAGGAACACTTCCACTATAATCATGACGATAAATGTCATAAAATTTACCAGAAGTCCAGTTTCTACGGACGATTGATAATGAAACATCTGTTGATTGAATTCTCTTTAAAGCAAGCATATCGTCCCA